CATTAGCAAATAATGTATTGATATTTTCATGGATCTTATACCTGGATAAAGCGCTAGACTCTGCAGCTGTCAATTTCTGAATCTCTACGTCTATCGGTACTGCTTCGTAAACCATTAACGCCTCTTTTTTTTACCTGCAGGAGTTTTTCTGAATGCTATTGCCATTTTCTTTAGGTTGATCTTATTGGATCGAGCGTATCGAAAGCGTGGTTTTTTAGAATTCTGTTTTACAAACTTATTCCAGGCTGATAGTTTACGCTTTTTTGGTTTAGGATTACCAGGTTCATAAGCTCTCCTGGCTGTTTCACGGATCATACCTTTCCTAGTTCCACATTCAGGACAATACTTCATGATACCTGCTTCCCCTCAATTACTACTGTCATTGATCCAGTAGGTCCTTGTGCTTGAACTTTCATTCCTGTATTTGGTGGGATCGTATAGTATAGATTGGGGAATTGAGGCCCTACTCCAGCATCAATGATCAGGAACTTTGCCACGTGCAGTCTTTCTCCGTTTCCCTGGATACTCCAGGACAATGCGTCACCTGCAGAACATCCGCTATAATCGAAAGAGACATTAGTGACAACACTATAGAAACGATTTGGTGAGATAAAGTCTAAGAGAGTTGTGACTCCTGCAGTTAAGGCTTCTTGACCGCTCCAGGCAAAGACATGATCACCAAAGAAGTTCAGAGTAGGCCCCGTCGAAAGTGTCATAGAGTTTTACCAGTAAATACAACCGTCATCAATTCAGTAGCAGTAGCTTCACCACTTACGCCTTCAACCTTTACATTAGTATAAGGAGGGATCACTACTTTCTCCCAGCCTTTAATTGGCATGTCGTTATTTGTTGTATCAGTTTTAGCTAAAGCAATTATAACCCCATTAAAAGAAACCTGATAACCTGAATAACCACCTGCAGAGACACTACTATCAAAACGAATTTGCCCATTAAAAGCAAACAGACCTTTAATCGTTTTAGCTCCAGTTGTAAAATCTAACATAGTAAACGCACTTGTTGCGCTTTGGAATGTGCCAGAATAAGCATAAACGCGATCTCCTACATAATTTAATTCAAGACCTGAACCTGCTATTACATTGCTGCTCGCATAACCAACGCCTTCAGGCATTGCTCAATTTACTCGAACGTGATTGTGCAGCTTGAATCAATTGTCGCGGCCGTTGTGACTGCTACCTGGATATCCAAAGTATTACCAGAAGTTACGCCCAGTGCTGTCTTTTCCTGGACAACACAGTTTGCTACTCCAGTTCCACCACTTGCAGCTTGTGCAATTGCAGGACCCATAAACGTGGCATCCCCCTCTTGAAGTGCCGTTCCTGTGAGTTTAAATCCTGAACAGAAATCTGCACCAGTTCCAACGCTACTTACACCCATTGATATAGATGAGATCTGCGATACTCCAGAAGGCACTACGAGACTGAGTCCCGATGATGCAAACTGATTATTCATGCTTTGGAAACTAGTCGTTGCGCTCAACGCTGCTTCCGTTCGTGTTACTACTATTGCCATATTATGCACGCACCTTGATTGGTCCCAGAGAAGCTAGTACAGGAGATCCTCTAGAAAATGATTTGACTGCAGCTTTTGCCACAAATGCTGAAACTAAAGTCTTAGTGATCAAAGACTTATTCTTTTTTGTTGCTTTTGATATTGTTTGAATACCTGCATTAAGATTACCTGCTAAAAATGAACTCATAGCTGCTCCTGCATCAGTTTGATCTAAGAGTGCCAGGGCAGCTCCTGTTTCAATTACGTTTATCCCGAATGTTCGGGTTCTCCTACGTGGTCTTGAATTGCGTCTTCGTACCATATACTCAGATATGAGTAGGGCTTATTAAATGAGTAGGTAAACTTTTTTGAGTATAGTCTAGTCCCTTTATATTTCAAACGCTATACTAAGCTTGGTGAGATTATGAATAAAGACAAATTCCATTTTGGTGCGACAAGCGTAATGCGTGAAGTCCCACCTGGTCAGACTGCCGTGATCAAGTTCAACGGCAAGCTTGAGGAGATTGAGACAGAGTGGGGTGCTAAGATGAAGTATCCTATCCTCCTTTTCTCCCACCCCTCCTACGAATCTATCTCTAAAGAAGGGATAGAAACAGTATGGCAGAGTAATAGCCAGGCATCAAGAGATCTGGCTAAAGCTTTGGAGCAAGGTATCAAGGAATTATCCAAAGCCTTCCATGAAAATAAATGGGAGTTAACAAGGACAGAAGAAGGTACTTACTTCTTGGATGTTATACTATGAAACGACGCTGTAATATCTGTTTACAATCCAAGGATCACCTTAAGACTACCAAGTACAATAATGAAGTAACTATATGTTATGAATGCCAGGTAATCTTAACCAAAGCAGTATACACGAATTGGATTCCAGACTAGTGTTCTTCTTTCTTACCAACGGAATCCATTTTAAGGATTGAAGTGGCAGGTGGGGTAGGAATGGGTATAAGAACTTAGATCAGGCCGCTCAGAGCCCTTACAGACCTAGCTTTCGGTCTGTTTTGGGCTTATCAGACCCTACCTCTACACCTTTTACGGCATTTAGTAGGCCATCAACCCCCTGGCGCTTCATTAGCATATCCGCAACAAACCCCATGATCGGGTTCTCCTTGGTTATCGCTTTGATCGTGGTTTGTCCTGTAGCATCATCAATTTTTTTGCTAGCTGCACCAATTGAGCCAAAGAAGGAACTTTGGAACTGTTCGAGTTTTTCATGTATACGATCCTCAATTTCATTTACGATAGGATCAAGGATAATTAATAGATCTTCATCACTCTCTGTTGATTTGGCCCAAGCTACCCAAGCATCTTTACTCAATCTAGCCACGTACGATGCAAATACAAAGTAGAAAAAAGACCAGGCAATCAGATAAGCTAATAATTCAAATGTTGTAATTATCAATTAACGTCCGCCAGGTATTGTACGGCAGACCCACAAATCGCTTCCAGGGGGTTTGAATGCATATTGACCAGGGCCACAATTTGGCTTAACCTCTAGTGTCTCACCATTTCCATTTCCATTTGGTGCAGGGGGTCCAATAGGTCCTCCAGACTTCTCAATATCCTTAAGCGCTTCTATCAATACGATCAATGCGCCAATATTCATTTTGTCACGTACTTGCTCCAGAAGTCTGCAGCTTCTCCTTCAAAAAATGGACCTCCAATAGAAGGGCCTCCAATTTCTAACATAGCTTCTCCAAAGTCTTTGGCAAATGTCAAATAATTAATTCCTGCTTCTGTAAGATCTAAATCAAACTCGGGTTTTTGTTTAGCTAGGGCATCGAATATAATTTTTAAGATTGTTGGGGCTGATACTAGGACAACAGTTGCAGCAATAAGCGACGGTACTTTTTCATTAGCAAATAATGTATTGATATTTTCATGGATCTTATACCTGGATAAAGCGCTAGACTCTGCAGCTGTCAATTTCTGAATCTCTACGTCTATCGGTACTGCTTCGTAAACCATTAACGCCTCTTTTTTTTACCTGCAGGAGT